CGCCGGCTGGGAGCGGGAGTTGGTGCGCGGCCTGGAGCACGTCGTGCCCGAGGACGACGGCAACCCGTTCGCATGGGACGAACCCGGGCCCGGCGAGTACCGGCCCAACAGGGCCACCAGACGCGCCGCGCGGCGCTCAGGGGCGCGAACAGGCACCCAGACGGCGCACGGCACCAAGAACGCGCCCCCAGGCCCACAGACGGGCACACACGACCACGAGCACTGACCACCCGCCACGGCCCGGCCGCCACACGCGGCCGGGCCCCCAACCGGAGACACCATGGCTTTCCCCCAACTCACCCCATGCGAACGGCGCGGAGAACTCCACTGCGGCTCCCAACCCGCACCCGACGCACCCACCTGCAACGCCCCCGCCACCTGGCACATCGCATGGACCCTCACCCCCGGCAACGCCGACTTCTCCCTCCTCTGCGACCAGCACATGGCGCAGGCGCAGCGCGAACTCGCCTACGCCGACCGGCACCCCGCCGACCACAACTGCGACATGCCCGGCACCGGATGGCTCCTCGCGCAGCCATCCCGCTGCGTACCCGTCGACACCACCGAAACCGCCACCGGACAACTCCGCACAGAGGAGCCCACATGCACGACCCGTTGACCGTCGCGTTCCAGATCCGCCGCCCCTGGCCCCGCCGCGAAGGCTGGAAGACCAAGACCGCCGCAGCACAGGGCATCCGCTGGCAGTTCCACGGCGCCTTCACGGTCCTCGCGGGGCGCGGCCTCTACTGGCCCGCCCTCATCACCGTCTGGCACCGCGACCCGTCCGGCTACGACTCCACCACCTGCCCAATCAGCGGCCGGGCCTGGCGCTGGCACATCCACCACTGGCACATCCAGATCCACCCGCTTCAGCACGCCCGGCGCCGACTCCTGACCCGCTGCGCCTGGTGCGGCGGCAGGTCCGTCAAGGATGACCACGTCAACATCTCTCACTCCTGGGACGGCCCACGGGAGCGCTGGTGGCAGGGTGAGCCCGGCCTGTACCACCACGACTGCTCGGCCATCAAAATGGCGCACGCCACCTGCGTCTGTGAGCAGCCAGTCCTGGAACACGACACCTACGGGCGCTGCGCTCGCTGCAACCGGACCCGCGCGTATGGAGCCACCGCTGAGTGGCTCGGCCGGGCCCGTGAACTGTCCGCGATCCCGCACGGCAGCCGCACCACTCCTGAGGAGCCCGCGCGATGACCCCCGCCGGCGAACTCCGGGCCGCCGCCGCCCGGTGGCGCCGCACCCACCCGGACGACGGCCTCGCCCACGCCCTCGCCGACCTCCTCGACTTCGAGGCCGACCTACACGACCGCGCACCCCACACCACCGTCCAACCGCGACTCGAACGAACCCTCACCGTCGCCCCACTGATCAACCAGGAGACGACGTGAGCATGTCCCTCCGAGAGATCGCCGCCACCCCAACCACCGCGTCAGCGTCCCGCATCCTCAGCGACGCAGCACAGCACGCTGAACATGGACCCTTCCACGCACTACGCCTCGCCACCTTCGGCAGCCTCAACCCCGACGTCTTCCTCGCCACCTCCGTCCCCGAACAGGCCATCGCCGAAAGCGCCGCACTCATCGTCCTCGCCGGACTCATCAACCCCGACATCCACGCCCCCCGCTGGCCCGACCCCAACTGGACCGCCGGCGAAGCCTCCAACGCCACCGGCCACGCCCACCGCCTCATCGGAGCATGGGCCGCCAACCACACCGCCCAGCAGCTACGGCACCTCCTCGAAGCCGCCGCCGACCGGGCCCGCCGAGAGGAGACCGGCCGATGATTTGCACCCCCTGCCGTGACGCCGCTGACCGGCGTGCGCCCCGCGACCAGCACTGCACCGACCCCGGCTGCACCTGCGGACACCGCACCGACCGGTACCAGGCCGTGACAGTCGACGACCGAACCCCGGCCGTGCCCCTCAGCGTCCCCCTCATCGAGGCCGCCGACCCGCCCATCAACCTCGGTGCACACCTCAACTACAACCCGGAGGAGACGTGATGTCCGGTAGACCCGACGATGCGCGGCCCACCGTGCGCCTCACCCCCGCCGAGCAGGCCCTGTTCCTCCGCATCGTCCGCCTCGAAACCCACACCGCAGCAAGGCGGCTCCTCGCCTGGGTCGCACCCGCCGACACGCACGCCGGCGCCGGCGAGGCGCTCGACGCCGCCCTCGCCAACCTGTGGACCAACCCGGCCGCCGGCCACCCCCTCGACGACACCATCGGGCTGGGCACCATCAACCCCTGAACACGCCGCAGCCCCGGAGCCCGCGACTCCGGGGCTGTTTCCCCGCGCAACTCCCCAACCCCATGGCGTGCCCGTCCGCTAGCCTGAGAATCGGAGGTGGCCAGCATGGCACGCGTCGGATTCAAGAAGCTCAAGGCCCAGCTCGCCGCGAAGGGCGCGAGCAACCCGGGCGGCCTCGCCTACCGGATCGGCGTCCGCAAGTACGGCAAAGCTGGCATGAAGGCGAAGGCCGCCGCCGGCCGGAAGAAGGCCGCCCGCAGGAAGAGCCGCTGACCCGGGGATGAGCAACACCATGCACGTCTACCCGGTCGACGACCTCATTGATCACGACACCAACGGCGGCGAACCAGGCTGCGCGTGTGGGCCCGAGACGCGCCCCGTCCAGCGGGAAGACGGCAGCATGGGATGGGTGGTCGTCCATCACAGTCTCGACGGACGCGAACGGTACGAGCAGTAATGGACGTCGTGTACTCGTGCCGGCCCGGCAGCAACGAAGAGTTGCGCTACAGCCTGCGGTCGCTGGTGAATGTGCCGCACGGGCGGGTGTGGATCGTCGGCGGCTGGCCCGCATGGGTGCGTGACGTCGGCACGATCCCCACCCGGGTGCTGGGCAACAAATACCGCACCGTCACCGCGAACATGATCGCCGCGTGCAGCGAGCCGGAGATCTCCGACCCGTTCCTGTTCTTCAACGACGACATGTACGCCGTCGAGCCCATCCGCTGGTTCGGGCATCATCACCGCAACACGATGCGGGAGCACATCACCGAGTACGAGCAGGGCGGCTGGCGCAACTCCCTGTACGTACAGGGCCTGCGCGACACCCTCGCCCTGCTCCAGTACCTCGGCTTCGAGGACCCGTTGTGCTACGAGTTGCACGTTCCGATCGTCGTGTGGAAGGCCCCGATGCTGGAGGCGTGCGCGCTGGAGGGAAGCATCCAGGCGTATCAGCGGCGCAGCGTGTACGGGGCGCTGATCGAACTGCCGTCCACGCCGTTGGCCGACCCCAAGGTCTACGCGAAGGGCATCGAGGCGGGGCGGCCCGCACCGACGGGGCCGTGGCTGTCGACGGGGGACTCGTCGTTCCCCGCCGTGCGGCCACGTCTCGCCGTGCTGTTTCCGGAGCCGGGCCCGCACGAGCAGCCTGCCCGCCGGGCCCGCGCCGCCTGACCGTCAGATCTGGGTGCCCTCCAGGAACGACAGATACGGCGGGAGCGCCGGGGGCGTAAGTCCCATGTCGTGTATCTCCTGACGCAGGGCCCACAAGTGCTCTTCGTCCTTGGCCATGCACCCACGAGCCGCGTCCAGCGCGTCGTCATGAAAGGGCTTGGGCGCGCCAGTGCCGTGACGCAGACGGCCGAGAAGGCGCGTGGCACGGTGCCACTCCTGCACGGCTTGATCGTGTCGACGGAACAGGTCGATGAGCGCCGTGTCCTGCTGCGCCCCGCTCGGTCTCCCGTCTGCTGACGAGAGGCCGCTAGCCTCCCCGGTGAACCACTTCGCGGCGGCCCATGGTTCAGCTTGCTCGCCGGGCAGAATCTCGATGGCCGACGTGCGCCCGATTGGGAACAGGAGTTCCAGCGGCGTCACCCCTAGAGCGCGGGCGAGGATCAGCATCTCCCCGATGGTGATGGTCTGCCGCATGCCCTTCTCAAGCTTGGCGATCACGGTTCGCTCAAGCGGAAGCCCAAGCTCGGTGCATCGGTCAGCGAGGCCCTGAGCGGTGAGCTTGCGCCCATCCTCGGTATGGGCCGTATTGCGGTAGTGCGCCACTCCTCGCCCTACCTGTTTGGCCATCCCGCTTGCCCACTCATTCACGCTCAGCGCCATGACGGGACGATAGCGGAAGGGCTCCTGCGGGCCTCGCCGACCGCCTGACCGTCAGATGCTGGCGATGATCGCCGCCCGCCGGTCCCGGTACTCCTGATCCGAGATCGCCCCCACCGCCCGCAGTTGGTCGAGCGTGGCGAGGCGTGCCGCCACATCCTGCTGCGGCGCAGCCGGGATGCCCGCCGGGGTGCCTGCGGTCTTCACCGTGCCCGACACGAGGGTGCGCAGCGCATCGGCCAGGGCGCGCCCGTCGGCCTTGTTCATGCCCTCGATCTTCGTGGCGTGGCCTGCCGCATACACCACCAACGTGCCCGACGCGAGGCCGCCGTGCCATTCCACGCTGCTGATGTTGGCGTAGGGGAAGTCGGTGACGGACTGGCCGGTGATGCCGTGCTTGAAGAACAACAGGCGCCGGTCGGTCATGGCCGCGATGCCCTGCCCGCCGCCGTACTGGCCGACCGCGAGCATGCTCACCGTCTCGCCTTCCCAGAGTGCTTCGGGCAGGCGCTTGATCTCCCGTTTGCCGCCCATGGTCATCTTGAGTTTCTGCGCGGCCGTGTCGATGTCGGGCCGGTCGCTGAACTGCCTGGCCATCAGGTTTCCCCCCTGTGGGTTGTGGGTGCGCGGCAGCGTATCGCCGCAATGCGGGCCGGGCGGTGACGGGGCGTGGTTTGTGACGGGTTCCGTACACGCCCCACGGCCGTCCGCGACAGCACCTCAACCCGCGTGTTCTGTGGGATGTGCACAGCGTGTGCCACACTTTCACCGGCTCCACCCGGTGATCGTTGTACGCTTCCAACAAACCAACAGTGGAGGGAGGCGCGGCAGTGAGCGACACCACCAGCGACTGGCCCTACGACGACATCCCCCCACCCCCGCCACGCCTCGAACGGCCCCGCGCCGTGCGCACCGGCCGCCTCCAAGTCCCCCGCAACCAGGCCGAACGCGACGCGTGGGCTGCCGCACGGTGGACCCTGAACGGCTGGACCTACCAGCAGATCGCCGAAGCGCTCGGCCTGACCGCCAAGTCCACCGCGCACGACTGTGTCCAGCGGGGCCTGTACTCCATCCGCGAGGCCACCGAAGCCGAGGTCGTCAAGGCCCGCGCCGCCCAGCGCGCCCGCCTCGCCTACGTCGTCGAGAAAGCCCACGAGGTGCTGGAGACCAAGCACGTCACGATCTCCTACGGGCAGATCATGAAGGACGACGACGGCAAACCGCTCATCGACGACGGCCCGGCCCTCGCCGCGATCGACCGGATCATCCGCGCCTCCGAGTCGCTGCGGAAACTGGACGGCCTCGACGCGCCGGCCGCCATGCAGGTCGAACACTCCGGGCAGGTCAGCCAACACACCGCCGAGATGGAAGACCTGCTGCGTGCCGCCCGAGCCCGCGCCGCCGAACGGGAACGGGAACTCCGCGACGGCAGCAGCGATGCGTGAGCGCGGCTACCTCGACGGCCTCGACGCCGAAACGTTCGACCTCGACGCGCACCTCGCCGCGCAGGACCCGCGGCTGCTGGCCGACCCGGAAGGGCGACGCCTGGTCACCCGGCACGACCCGCTGCTGTTCGGCTGGGTCTACCTACGCCACCACCTGCGCAGCGCCGACGGCGACATCACGTTCGGTGACGTGCACTTGGGCCTGTACCGCGACGCCCTCCACCTGGTGACCATCCCCGGCCCGAAGGAGGACCGGCGCGCCTACGTCGCCCCGCGCGGCTCCGGCAAGTCCACCACGCTGTTCCTCATCACCAGCCTGTGGGCCGCCGCACACGGCCACGTCCATTTCATCGCCGCGTTCAGCTCCTCGGCGACACAGGCCCAAGACCACCTGGCGGGTCTGCGGCGGGAGTTCCACACCAACCCGCTGCTGCGCCTGGACTACCCCGACCTTTGCGCCCCGGCCCGCAAGGCCAACGGCACCCCGGTCGCCGACAGTCATGCGATGGTCCACACCGTCAGCCGTTTCTCGTTCGCCGCCCGCGGCATCGACACCGAAGTGTTGGGGCTGGTGGACCCGGAGAACCGAAGGCCCGACCTGTTGCTGTTGGACGATGTCGAAGGCGACGAGGGCGCCGGCTACTCCCAGTACCAGGCCGATCAGCGCCTCGCCACGATCATCGACGGCATCCTGCCCATGAACGACCGCGCCCACGTCCGGCTCGTCGGCACCGCGACCCGCGCCGGCGGCATCATGCACCAGCTCGCCAAGACCGTCCTCGCGCCCGGTGAGCCGCCGGCCGACTGGATCCGCGAGGAGCAGTTCCGCACCACCTACTTCGCGCCGCTCGTCGCCCGCCCCGACGGGTCGGAACGCTCCCTGTGGCCGGGCCGGTGGAGTACCGAGTTCCTCCAGTCGATCCGCACGACCCGCGGGTACGCGAAGACGTTCCTCAACGACCCGGTGCAGGCAGGCGGCACGTACTGGTCCAAGGCCGATTTCACCTACGGCGACATGCCCTGCGCGTTCACCGTGCTGTCGATCGACGGCGCGGTCACCACGAAGAAAGCCAGCGACTACACGGGCCTGGCCGTGGTCGGCGCGACGGCCCACAAGCCCGCCGACCCGCAGCGCCGCTGCCTGGTGAAGGACGTGGCCGCGGTGAAACTCACCGGCGAGGCACTGCGCGCCAAGGTGCTCGAACTGCTGGCCCTGCACCCGGAGATCGCCCTGGTGCTGGTGGAGGCCAACCAGGGCGGCGACCTGTGGCACCAGACGTTGCACGACCTGCCCGTGAAGATCCGCACCTTCACCAACTCGGAGCCGAAAGAGATCCGCGCCGGACGGCTCCACGCCCTCTACCAGCGCATCCCCTCCCGCGTCGTGCACGCCCGGCGGCTGCCGGCCTACGAGGAGCAGGCGGTGGCGTTCCCGCACGGCGCCCACGACGACATGGTCGACGCCGTCGGCAACGCCGTCCTCAAGCTGATCACCACCGCGCCGCCGCGGCGGCCTGTCGCCCGGAGCGTGTCCTATGTCTGAGCCGGAGATCGGTCTGCTGCGCGCCTCCCTTGAGGAGTTGTGGGCGTGCCAGCCCGAATACCACAAGGCGCAGAAGTTCTACGACGGCAGCTTCGCGGAGCCGTTCACCAGCCTGTTGTTGCAGCAGCTGTTGGGGTCGACGCCGCAGCGGTACAAGACCGTCCTCAGCGCGGTTCCGGTGGATGCGGTCGTCGACAAGCTGCGGATCGTGGACGTGCGCGCCTCCACCCCGGAAGGCACCGCGGCGGTGCAGGCCGGGATCTGGAAGCCCAACAACATGCGGCTGGAGTCCAAGTCGGCGATCCGGGCGGCGGAGAAGTTCGGCGACGCCTACCTGTTCGTGTGGCCCGGCGAGTCGTCGCTGCCCGGCGCCGTCGACGACGAGGTCACCGACCGCAACAGCGGCGGCCAGGACGGCACGCAGGCGGTGCCGGTGGATGAGGGCCCGCAGACGGTGTCGCTGTTCTACAACAGTCCCCTGTCGACGCGCGTGTTCTACGACGAGGACAACCCTCGCGTGAAGCACCACGCCGTGAAGATCAAGGACTGCGGCGGGTATTGGGAGGCGTGGCTGTACCTCGGGGCGTATGCCGGGTACCGCATCGAGTACTACCGCACCGCGCTGAAAAAGGGGAAAGACGCCGTCGACTACCAGTTCGTCGGCGAGGTTCCCAACGAACTCGGGGCGTTCCCGTTCATCCACCTGCGCAACGATTTCCCCTACGGTTCGCCGCTCCACAAGGGCGCCTACGGGCCGCAGGAGGCCATCACGAAACTGATCGTCAACCAGCTGTCCACGTCGGATTTCGCGGCGTTCCCGCAGCGCTGGGCTTTGAAGGACACGGCGGCGACGTTCGGTGACGACATCGAGTACAACGCCGACGACAGTACGGTGCCCGACGACGAGGAGACCGTGTCCAGCCTGACGTCCGGGCCGGGCCGCATCTGGGAGATTACCGCCAAGGCGCTCGGCCAGTTCCAGGCCGCCGACGTGCAGCAGTTCCTCGCCCCCATCGAAACCTACGTCCAGATGATGGGCGTCACCACCAACACTCCCACCTACTACTTCACCGGTGACGGTGTCGGCGGCGGCACCCCGACCGGCGAGAGTATTCGGCAGCGTGACGCCCGCCTCAACTCCAAGACGGAGTGGCACCGTGACGCCCTCGATGCCGGGTTCGTCGAGGCCCTGGAACTCGGGCTGTCGCAGGTGCTCGGTGTCGACGACAGTGTGCAGATCACGTGGGCGCCGGTCGGCTACACCAGCGAGAAGGAACGCCTCGACCTCGTCAAGCAGAAAACCGCGCTTGGTGTGCCGTTGGCGGTGGCGTTGGCGGAGACCGGCTACGACGAGGACACCGTCAAGGCGTGGACGGCCGCGACGACCGACGCCCAGCTGCAGCAGCGCGTCCAGGTGCTCGACACCCTTGGGGATGCGATGTCGAAGCTGGGTGCGGCCAAGGCGCTGGGCGTGGACATCGCCGACGCGGAGGAAGTCGCGGCGCAGGTGCTGGCGGTGCTGGTCGCCGAGCGCGCCCCGAACGCCGCCGCAGACGAGGTGCCCGAGCAGCCGGTGGGCACGCCGGTGGAGGCGAGCGGCGGCGATGGCGAGTAGCGACGATGTTCTGCGCATGGTGCAGGGCGAGCACACCGACGCGATCCGGTCGATCGAGGATCATGCTCTCGATGCGGCGGGGGTGCCGCACCGTGAAGGCCTGGTGGATGCGGCGGTGCGGGAGGCGGCGGCCGGCTGGGTGCGTGCGTTCGGTAGCGCGTCGGCGCTGGCGGTGGCGGGTGATGCTTTGGACCGGCTGCTGGCTGTGGTGCGTGAGGCGGTCGCCGCGGTGTTCCGGGGCCTTGCCGCGGCGGCCCGTACCGCGGTGAGTGCGGTGTCGGCGCAGGCGGTTCTTGCCGGGGTGCGGCAGACGGCCGGGGTGGTGCTCGCCTTGTCCGGGCGGGCCCCGAACGTGCGGCGCCTGCACGTCACCGACGACACGCTGGGTGCTGCGCGCGGGGTCCTGGTCGACGGGTTGGCCGATGCGGAGCAGGCTGCGACGGCGGCGGCGTCCCGCAGGCTTGTCGAGGGCCGGGGTCTGGCGGTGCTGCTGGCGCCGCTGGGCCGGGCCCGGGCCGCGCTCACCGATGTGCGGGCTGCTGTGGCCGGGGCGGGGACGCGGGCGGTGGATGCCGCTGCGCGGGCGGTCGGTGCCCGCGCCCGGGCCGACTCGGAGGTGTGGGTCGCGGAGCGCGACGGGTGTGTGCGGTGTGCGGCCTACGCGGGGCGGGTCGTGAAACGCGGCGCCGACTGGCCGGGTGGCCTGTCGTGGGACCCGCAGCAGCGCCGCCCCCACGCCGACGGGATACGGCCGCCGGCGCACCCGCATTGCAGGTGCCGGCCAGTCCCTTGGCGGGCGTCGTGGGCCGCGGGGGGCGAAACGGCGTTCCCGGCGGTGGTGGCGCGGGAGGCGCGCCGCTCGATCGCGCGGGGCTGGTCGCTGGGCTCGGAGTCGCGCGCGTCACGGCTACGTGCGGCGCGGGCGCTGCTGGCCGAACCCAACCCGGGGCTGCCGGCCAGTGTGCTCGCTGTGGCGCGGCGGGCGGTCAAGACCGGCGCGTGGCCGAAGGGCCGCAGCGTGCCAACTACGGAAGGAACATGATGGACACCCACACGATCAACCCGCTGGCCGTCGAGGGCGGCTGGACCCACCCCTACGGCACCGGGCTGTTCTCGCCGTTCTGGTACGCCGACGGCGCCGACGACACCGGCGACGACGACGGCGGCGCGGACACCGACAACGACGCTGGTGTGGACGACGACAGCGACGACGAAGACGACCTCGACACCGGCACCGACACCACCACCGGCAGCGGCGGTGGTGGGGGTGAGGATGCGGCCGCGCTCAAGGCCGAGGTGGCGCGGCTGCGGGAGGCGTACAAGAAGAAGGTCCAGCAGTCGCAGACCCGCGGCAGGCGGGCCCGGGAAGCCGAGGAGGCCCTGGCCAAGCTGCGGGCCGACGCCGCGTCGACGGGTGAGACCATCGCGAAGGCGGAGGCGGAGGCGGCGATCGCGAAGGCCCGCGCGGAGGGCGAGGGAGCGTACAAGCCGGTGGTGGTGCGGCTCGCCGCGAAGGCCGAACTCCTGGCCGCGGGGGCGCAGCCGGGCAAGGTCGCCCGCCTGTTGAAGATGATCGACGTCGGTGAGGTGGAGGTCGACGAGGACGGCGACGTCGACGTCTCGGACCAGGTCGCCGAGTTGAAGGCCGACCTGCCCGAGCTGTTCGCCCCGACTGTCGCGCCCGCAGCGCCGCGCCCGCCGAAGGGCTCGGCGCGCAAGGCGGGCGGCACCGGGTCGGGCGACGAGAAAGTCAAGCCCAAGCCGAAGAACGCCAGCGAGCAGGCCCTGGACAGGCTGCTCGGACGCTGACGATGAGCGACGGCGCCCGGCTCTACGCCTCAGTCCGGGCGCCGTCCCCGCGTGGTGTCACACGGCCCAGCTTGCGCTCCACGCTTTCAATCTCACTGGTGATCCGCTGGAGTGAATTGTGAACCAGCGACACACGACTCCGAAACTCTCCCTCTGCGTGGTACATACGAGCCACCAAAGGCGACATCTGGATCAACCGGCTTATATCTTCGTGGAACCGTTGAAGGGCAAATCCCAAGCTAGAGTCACGGAACCGAGCAACTTCGTCCGGTAGGCTCTCCGTGATCACCGGAAGCACCTCAGGGGCTGAGGCCGGGATCGGCCCTCCGCCCGTAGCCCATGCCCACGCCTCCAGCGGTTTGACGGTCTGACCTGCGACCTCAACAGTGCTTCCGGGGTGGCACTCTCGCGGCAGCAGCAGCGAGTTGGGGGTTACATGGAGTGCCACGGCAAGCGCCACCAGATCGTCCGCATCGACCCGGCGCTTCCCCTTCTCGATCTTGCTGATGGCAGATGGATAGATGGGGCAACCAAGCTCAATCACTCTTTCCGAGAGCCCGCGAACACTGAGGTGGCGCAGCTTTCGATAGGCGGCGACGTTTTCGCCGATGCGCTTTTGCACGGGCCCGACACTGCCGCCTGGTTTCCCTGGCATAGCACTCTCCAAAGGCGTGGGTGTCGCCATCATAGAAGGCCGAACGGACGTTGCGGGCATCGCGCTGACACCGCCGCCTGCCCAAGGGTTGACGCCGCGTGGCATACTGGTGATCGACTTCGGGTTCTGCCCGAGTGAATGGCCCTCGTGGGGCGCCGCCAACCGCGGCCCCAACGGGGGCCATTCGCACACCCGGAGGCTGACGCCATGGGCGTCCCCAACCCGCCCATCCAGCATGGGCCCCACCAGATCCTCGGCCACCGCAAGGACGGCCGACCCATCCACACCATCGCCGGTGGCGCTGCGGACGATTTCGCCGCGTGGATCCCCGAAGAGACCGACTCCGCGGTCATTCAGCGTGTCGCGGCGATGTCCGCGGTGGAGGCCGTGGCGCGTCACACGCCGATGGCGTCGGAGACGAAGAAGGAGCCCCGCTCCTCGGGCATGACGGTGTCGACCCTGTCCAAGTCCGGCACGTACACGTCCTCGGATGACGAGGACGACGACGTGCTGCTGACCGCCCGCAAGCACACCGGTCTGCTGACCGTCGCGGATGAGGATCTGTCGGACAGTGCGGCGGACATCATCACCACGAAGAAGACCGACTGGGCCACCAGCTACAGCAAGTACTTCGACAACGCGACGCTGGCCACCACGGGCGCCGAGTCGATGCCGACCGTGCCCTACACCAGCGTGCTGAAGGCCCTCTCGACGGACAACGCGGACACCGGGTACACGGCGCTGGCGAACGTCGTCGAGACCGCCGTGGTGGGCGCCCCCACCTACGACGAGCTGTCGACCGTGTTCTCCCTGTACGAGGACGGCGACTACTTCGACGAGTCCAACACGGTCGTCATCGCCTCGCCGGCGTTCCGGAAGGCGCTGCGCGGCGTGAAGGACCTCCAGGACATGCCGATCTTCGTGCGGGGTCAGGGGTCCGACTCCGGCACCCCCGACACCCTGTTCAACGCGCCGATCCGGTGGACGACCGGGGCCCGCACCTCCGCGACCGCCAGCGCATCGCCGACCGGCTCCCCGATCCTCGTGGTCTGCAACAGCGACTACCTGATCGTCGGCGACCGCAGCGTGCCGGAGTCGCAGCCGATCCCCGCCGCGATCTCCCTCACGGACGAGGCCAACATCAAGATGCGGGTCCGCAAGGGCTTCGCGGTCGGCCACGAGAAGGCCTTCGCGGTGCTCGTCGACTCCGGCGAGGGCGGCGAGTCCTGATGTCCGACGGCGGCTGGGAGACGCAGACGCGGGCGGCACTCGTAGAGGAGTGCCGCAGGCGTGGGCTGCCCGTGTCGGGCAGCAAGGCCGACCTGGTGGAGCGGCTGACCGGGCACGTCGACCAGCCGCCGGCCACCCCCACCAAGCCCGAGCCCGAGCCCGAGCCCGAGCAGGAGCCGAAGCCCGAGCAGGAGCAGGGGCAGGAGTCGGGTGGGGTGCGGGTCGACGGCGACCGCATGACCCGCACCTACCCGGCCGACACCAACCCCCGCCAGGCACGCGAGCAGTTCGTCACGGACGCCACCAACGACGGCTACGACGTGCCCGGCGGCTGGCCGACCGTGCGCCGCGCCACCCGCCAGACCAGCGGCGCACTGACCCTCACCGCGACCGTGCGACGCCGGGGGGCCTGACGTGTCGTGGGCAACGCCCGAAGAGGCAGCCTCGTTCACCGGACGCACGGTGGACCAGGCCGCGCTGGACGCTGCCCAGTCCGTCATCGACCTGTACACCGACCTGCACGAGGGCGTCGACCCCGGCCTGATCGACGCGCGCACCATGCGCATCCTCAAGCAGGCCGTCGCCTGGCAGGCGGTGTGGCAGGGCGCGCAGGGCGACACGTTCGGCACCGGCGTGGTCAAGAAGTCCGAGACGCTGGGCGACTACTCGTACACCCGGCAGGACGACCCGGCCGGAGACGACATCGTCCTCGCCCCGATGGCCGCACGGTGGATCGGACGCCTCAAGTGGCGGCGCACCCGCACCATCGACCCGCTGACCGCACCCGAGCGGGTCCTGGTCGACGCCGGCGACTCCGACTACGAGTTCATGATCCCGTGGAGGCCGATGTGACCGTCTCCGCCGCCGGGATGCTGCTGCCCAGCAGCCTGCACCTGTACCGGGCCACCGACCAGCCGGACGGCATGGGCGGCACCACCCCGTCCTGGTCCCTGGTCGCCGAGGATCTGCCGATGCGCCTGTGCCAGGCCACGGCCCGGGAACGCCTGTCGGCGCAGCAGGCGGGTGCGGAGTTCACGCACCGCATCTACTGCGCGCCCGCGGCGGACGTGCGGCGCGGCGACGAATGGCGCACCACCGACGGGGACCTGCTGCACGTGTACCGGGTCGTCGACGTCGTCGAACCCTCCACCCCGGGCGTGTACCGGCGGGCGGACTGCCTGTACGTGCAGCGAAAGGGGACCGCACTGTGACCGCCCCCGACGCGACCGACGCGCCGCTGCCCGGCCCGGCCGAAGCACGTCGCAACGCCCACCAAGCCCTCGCCGACGGCGACCCGCAGAACGCCACCGCATGGGCCCTGTACGGGCTCCTCGCGGTGCAGATGGACCGTGCCCGCCGCGAGAGGGGGCTGCGCTGATGCCCGCCCGCCTCACCGCCCGCGGCGCAGGGTCGCTCGCCGGCCGTGTCGTCGCCCGCGTCCGGGCCGCGGTCGCTGCCGCCCGGGCCACGGTGCCGGAGGTCGCGGCAGCAACCGAAGCCCGCATGAAGCAGATCGTGCCGGTCGACACCGAGAACCTGCGCGACCGCATCGAGGCGCTGCCCGACGGGGACCGGTACACCGTCGGGCCGCGTGGCGTCGACTACGCCGGGTACGTCGAGTACGGCACCAGCAAGATGCGCGCGCAGCCCTATGTGCGGCCTGCTGCGGAGTGGGCGCGCGGCGAGTTCCCGCGCCGGGTGGCCCGCGCCGTCGAGGCGGTGATCGACGAATGATCGCCCTGCCTGTCGCCGAGCAGCCGACCGCCGCGATCCAGACCGGCGTGTACGCCGCGCTCACTACCGCCTTGGACGGGGTGGGCGTGTACGACGGCGCGCCCGAGAACGTGCCCTTCCCGTATGTGGTGATCGGCACCACCGCCGAGACCCCCGACAACCGCCTCACCGGCTACGGCTGGTCGTCGCTGGTCACCTGCGATGTGTGGGTGCAGGCCGACGGCTACGCCCCCGCCCTGGCGATCGCCGCACAGATCGTCGCCGCGCTCGACCACCAGCCCGCCGCGTTGGCGCTCCCGTCCCCGTGGCGGTGCATCACCGTGCGGTTCGACCAGCTGCGGACTCTGCGGGATCCGGACATCACCCTTCGACACGTCCCGGTTGACCTCCGGGTGATCACAGAACAGGAGGCCACCTGATGGCCGGTATGGACGCGTTCGGCACCCAGTTGCAGCGAGGCGACGGCGCCACCCCCGAGGTGTTCACCACCATCGCCGATGTCACGTCTCTGGATCTGCCCGACATCAAGCGGGACACCATCGACGTCACCAGCCACGGCAGCGAGGACGGCTGGAAGGAGTACCTGGGCGGGCTCGTCGACGGCGGCGAGATGAAGGCCACCGTCAACTACCAGCCGACGCTTCACGACCAGTTCGTCGACGACTTCGACGACCGTCAGCCCCGCAACTACCGCGTCGTGTTCCCCGACGACGCCGCCACCACCTGGCAGTTCGGGGCGATCCTCACCGAGTTCAAGCCGTCGGCGCCCTACGACGACAAGGCGGAAGCCGACCTGTCCTGGCAGATCACCGGCAAGCCCACCTTCACCAGCGACGAATCCTGACCCCGGCTCGCCGCACCCACCCACACCCACACCCACGCCTGCGGAGACACCCACCATGCTCAACCGGCAGCAGATCCTCGACGCCACCGACATCGACTACCGCGACGAGGACGTCCCCGAATGGGCCGGCCCGTCCGTATCCGCGCCCTGTCCGGCACCGAACGCGACGCCTGGGACGCGGGCATGGTCGTCATGGGCTCCCAGGGCAACGTGCAGCGCGTCCGGTTGGAGGACAAGCGGGCCCGGCTGCTGGTCATGGCCCTGGTCGACGAGGACGGGCAGCGCCTGTTCGACGACCGGGACGTCAAGGCGCTGGGCGCGAAGAACGGCACCGTCCTCGACCGGCTGTACGCCATCGCCTCCGACCTGTCCGGTCTCAACCCGCAGGCCGTGGAGGCCGCGGCGGGAAACTCCGCAGCCGCCCCGAGCGGCGCTTCTACCACCGACTAGCCGCCCACCTGGGGATGACCGTGACCGACCTCCTCGCCCGCACCACCTCCGCCGAGCTGGCGGAGTGGATGGCCTACGAGAAGGTCACCGGACCGCTCGGCTCGGAGCGGCAGGACGTGCACATGGCGATCCTCGCCGCGGTCATCTCCAACTCGATGCGCACCGGCCGCGGCCGCCGCGCCGAACCGACCGACTTCCTCCCCAAGTGGGACCAGAACGAACGGCGGCCGCGCATGCACTGGCGGGACATGTTGCAGCAGGTCAAGCGGGCGAACAAGCGGATGGGCGGAAAGGTGGTGACACGCCGTGGCCGATGACAACGTCACAGTCGGCCTGCAATTCGATCAGGGCACGGCGGTCGCCGACGCCGCCGCCGCGGCCGCCAGCATCGAAGCCGTCGTCGCGGGCGTCAACAACAGCGGTTCGGCGTCGGCGATCCGTGCGGCCTCCGACGCGTCGGCGGCCGCCGCGTCGGCGAGCCACGCCATCAGCGGCAGCGCCCAACAGGCCGGGCAGGGTGTCGCTTCGGGGATCCAGGACGGTGCGCAGCAGGCGCAGCGGGCCATCACGAACCTGAGCAACACCGGTGTCGTGCGGCTGCGGGATGCCCGGGGCCGGTTCGTCGCGGCCGGCCAGCAGGCCGGGCAGGGGTTCGGGCAGTCCGCTGCCAGTGGTGTGCAGGCCAGCACGCAGCAGGTCAATGCTGCTGTGACGGCTGTTGCGAACAGTGGCGCGGGCCGGTTGCGGGATGCGCGTGGCCGGTTCGTGTCCGCCGGTACGCAGACCGGGCAGGCGGCGGGGCGGGCGATCGCCGCGGGGGTGCAGTCGACGACGGCGACGACCGGGTCGTCGGTGGGGTCGCGGATCGCGTCGGACCTCAGCTCGGGCCTACGCAAGATCGACAAGTCGTCGATCGTCACGCTCGTCACGAAAATCGCGTCGATCGGGCCGGTCGCCGTGGCCGCTGCTGCTACGGCGGCGACGGCGCTGGGTGGGATCGCGGTCGCCGCGGCCGCATCGGGGGTTGCGGTCGGGGCGATGGCCGCGGCGGTGAAGCCGCAGCTGACGCAGGTCAGCAGCGTTGCGAAGCTTTATGCGACGGCGCAGGCGGACATTGCGGCGAAGTCGTCGGACTCCAAGGAGGCGATGAAGGCGTACCGGTCTGCGTTGGCGGGGTTGCCGCCGGCGACGCGTCAGACGGCGACGGCGTTCATCGGGTTGAAGTCGAGTTTCTCGAAGTGGTCCGACAGTCTGGCGTCGACGACGATGCCGATTTTCACGACCGGCCTGAACGCGATCAAGAAGTTGTTGCCGTCGTTGACGCCGCTGGTGAAGACCGCGTCCGGCGCGGTCGGCAGCCTCGTGAAGTCTTTCGCCGGCTGGGTGTCGGGTGGTGGGGCGGCGAACATGCTGTCCGGGATCAACAACATCGCCAAGGCCGCGCTGCCCGCGCTGATCCAGTCGGTGAAGAACATCGTCGCCGGCCTGGGCGGTATCGGGAAAGCGTTCGCCCCCCAGGCCGCCACGATGACCGGCGGCCTCCAGAAGCTCACCGCCAGGTTCGCCGCGTTCGGGAAGGGCCTGAGCACCAACAGCGGATTCCAGAAGTTCATCCAGTACGTCGACACCAACGGCCCGAAGCTGCTGGGGGTCCTCGCGCAGGTGGCGCAGGCCGGGGTGCGGCTGGTGCAGGCCGTCTCCCGCGGGTCGAGTCCGATGCTGCTGCTCGCCGGGGCGTTCACGAAGCTGGTGGCGAACACGCCGGTTCCGGTGTTGACCGGGGTGCTGTATGCGATGGCCGGGTTGAAGGCGGCGGCGAAAGTCAACGCCGCCTACACCGCGCTGTCGTCGACACAGATGGCCATTTTCGGGAACCGGACGGCGCTGGCCACGGTGCGGCTGCTGGCGCAGAAGACGGTCACGCTGGCGGTGTCGGCTGCGACGCGGGTGTGGACGGCGGTGCAGTGGGCGTGGAACGCGGCGATGAACGCCAACCCCATCGCCCTGATCATCATTGCGATCATTGCGCTGATCGCCATCATCGTGATCATCGCGACGAAGACGACGTGGTTCCAGACCGCGTGGACGGCGACGTGGAACGCCATCAAGGTGGCGGCCGCCGCGGTGTGGGGGTGGCTGCGCGCCGCGTGGACCGCCACCTGGAACGCCCTGAAGACCGCCGCGGCCGCAGTGTGGAACGCCCTCAAGGTCGCGTGGACGTCGACGCTCAACGCGTTCAAACTCGCCTGGCAGACCGTCGCCGCGGCGATCCGCACCGCCTGGACGACGACGTGGAACGCCCTGAAGACCGCCGCCGCCGCGATCTGGGGAGCCATCAAGGCGGTCATCAACGGGAACATCAACACGATCCGGAACATCCTCAACGGCATCCGCAGCATCGTCACCCGCGTCATCGGGTTCTTCCAGTCCCTGTACACCGGCGCCCGATCCCGCGTCTCGTCGCTGCTGTCCTACATCTCCGGCATCCCCGGCCGTATCAAGTCCGCGCTGGGCAACCTCGGCAACCTCCTCAGGTCGGCCGGGCACGACCTGATCGCCGGCCTCATCAACGGCATCAAGTCGATGGCCGGGGCGGCCGCGAACGCAGCCAAGTCGGCGGTGTCCGGCGCCGTGTCGTCCGCCAAGTCGTTCCTGGGCATCAGCAGCCCGTCGCGGGTGTTCCACGAGATCGGCATGTACACCAGCCAGGGCCTGGCGTTGGGTATCGCCTCCGAACAGGGCAGCGTCGTCGACGCCGTGGGCCGCCTGACCGACGCCGCGACCGGCGCCGCCGGCGGCGCCCTGGCACAGATCGGCTCGCAGATCCCCAGCAACATCGACGCGGCGGTGCGCACCTCCGGCCAGTCCGGCAGCAACGGCGTACAGACCATCCGCCTGGCGTTCGACGCGACCGGCGGCGAGACCGCGTTCACCACGTTCCTCAAAAAGTCCATCAAGATCAACGGCGCGCAGTCCTACGGCCTCCAGGCGGCGAGCTGACATGCCCGACTACAAGGCCGAACTCAACGTCGCCGGCACGTGGACCGACATCAGCGACGACGTGCGCACCTCCGCCGACATCGTCATCACCCGCGGCCGGCAGGACTGGTCCAACGACCCCGACGCCACCAAAGTCACGCTCACCCTCAACGACCGGGACGGCCGCTACAACCCGCGCAACCCCACCGGCCCCTACTACCGGCGCATCGGCCGCAACACGAAACTGCGCCTGTCCATCCCCTCCCCGGCGTCCCGGTTGCAGATCAACGACCCGACCGGGCTGGCCAGCACGCCCGCCGCCGACGCGTTCGACATCAACGGCGACCTCGACGTCCGTATCGAGTTCGACGCGGACATCGTCACCAACCCCGCCACCAACCGGGTCCTGGTCGAACGGTGGAGCACCACCGCCGCCGACCGGTCGTGGGGTCTGCGGGCGGGCGACGGCTGGTTCTACTTCTACGTGAACGGCACCAACGATCATGCCGGGTACGCGTTCGTCGCCACATCCCTGTATGGGGGCAAAGCGCTACGCGTCACCATGGATGTCAGCGACAGCTCGGTCACGTTCTACCAGGCGTGGTCGATGGACGGGCCGTGGACGGCGCTGCGTGCCGCGACGAGTTTCGGTTTCGACGAGTTCGAGTTCGTCACCGGCACCACCACCCCGCTGACGATCGGCCGGACGGGGGCCAGCCCGGTCGACGCCAGCATCACCCGCATGCAGCTGCGCCGCGGCATCGGCGGCCCGGTCGCCGTCGACGTGGACTTCACCGGCCTGCCCGCCGGAACGACCGCGTTCACGGACAGCACCGGCCTGCCGTGGACGATCAGCGGGGGCGCGGAGGTCACCGACTGGGCCACCCGGTTCTCCGGGGAGATCGCCGAATGGCCCCGCAGCCGTGACGTGTCCGACCGGGACCAGATCGTCTCCATCACCGCGCAGTCGATGCGGCGGCGCCTGGGCACCGGCCACAAGGCGCTCACGTCGGTGCTGGCGCAGCGCATCCCCACCTACGGGCCGGTCGCCTACTGGGCGTGCGAGGACGACGCCGGGTCCACGCAGGCCTACTCGTCGCTGGACGGCGTCGACCCCGCCTCCGTGATCAACATGGATTTCGGGGCCGCCACCGACCTCCTCGGCTCGGGGGCGCTGCCCACCGTCGACACCAGCGGCGGCGCCCTCAGCTCCTACCTGACCGCGCCCGTGCCCGCCTACACGTCCACCGGCTCCTGGGCCGTGTACTGGATCTTCAAATACGACAGTGTGCCCAGCGCTGTCGCCACCGTCATGTCGGTACGGACCAACGGCACCGTCCACGACTGGCGTATCCAGATGGGCCCCGCCGGCACCCGCATCTACGGCATGGACGACACCGGCGACGGCCTCGTCGACCTCACCATCAGCGTCGACACCGCCGCCATGGCCGGGCAGTGGACCGTCGGCTGGTTCTACGTCACCGACAACGGCGACGGCAGCCTGACGTGGGCCATCAACTATGCGCCCGTCGGCGGGGACACGGCCGGCTACTCCACCACCTTGGCCTCCGCCACGCCCGGTACCGTCACCGCCGCCGGCTCCCCCTCATCGGGGTGGAGCGCCCTGGTGGACGGTCTCGCCATCGGCCACATCAGCGTGTGGAACACCACCGAAACCGACGCCTACAGTGCGGATGTCGACCGGCCCTACGGCGGCAACCCGATGCTCGGCTACGCCGGCGAGATCCTCATGGAGCGCCTGTACCGGCTCGCCGCGCAGGAGAACATTCCCGTCCGCGTACTAGGCCGCCTCGACGCGGGCAAGCAGCTCGGGCCGCAGCCGCTCGCGAACTTCCTCGACATCCTCGACGACGCCGGCGACGCCGACGGCGGGGTGCTGCTGGACCAGCGGGACCGGCCCGGGATGCTGTACCTCCAACCGGACTGGCTGGAGAACCAGGACGTCACCCTGGCCCTGTCCTACACCGGGCGCGGGCATGTCGTCGGCACGTTCGACCCGACCGACGACGACTCCCTGATCGTCAACGACGCCACCGTGTCCCGCTCGGGCGGATCCTCCGGCCGGTACGTGCAGACCAGCGGGCCGTTGAACGTCAACCCGCCCGAGGACGACCCGGACGGGGTGGGCCTGTACGACACACAGGTCACTCTCAACCTGTACACCGACGACCAGACCGCGCAGATCGCCGGATGGCTGGTCTACCAGGGCACCTGGGACGAACCGCGTTTCCCCACCCTGACGATCAACGCCGGCCTCATCGCCGATGAGCACCCGGAGGTGTACGACCTCGACGTCGGCCTGCTGGCCAGCCTCACCGATGTGCCCGCCGACGTGTCCCCGAACGATCTGCTGCTCATGTGCCAGGGCTACACCGAGACCATCACCACCGACCGCGCCAACTGGACACTCCAGCTGAACTGCACCCCGGGCGGGATCTGGCAGACCGCCGTGGCCGCCACGTCCCGCACGGGAGGCGACGGCAGCACCCTGGCCGCAGCTGTCGACGAGACAGACACGGTCCTGTCGGTCGCCACCGACAACAGCCTGTACGCGCTGTGGATCACCACCGACGGGTTCCCCGACGACTTCCCCTTCGACATCAACGTCGGCGGGGAACGCATGACCGTCACCGGCATCACCGGCACCGCCAGCCCGCAGACGTTCACCGTCGTGCGATCGGTCAACGGCGTCACGAAACCGCAAGACGAGGGCACACCGGTCACCCTGTGGCAGCCCTCCTACACCGGCCTCGCGCCGTAGAGAGGACGGCGCCATGCTCTGGCTCAGCGGCATGAAGATCACCCCCGAACGCCTCAACGACCGCACCCCCGACGCCACCACCTCATCCGGGCTGACCGCCGCCACAGGGTTCACCGTCAGCTCCTTCCAGGGCTGGAAGGCCGGCGGCTGGACATTCGTCGACATCTTCGTCGGTGTCACCACGGCCATCTCCGCCTCCTCCGGGAACATCCCGGACACCCTGTGCGCCACACTCCCCGGCGACTGGCGGCCCGCCACCACCATCAACTGCCAGTGGGGCAACGGCTTCGCCGACGGCGAGGCCACCATCAGCCCCGACGGCACCGTCCTTCTCCGCTCCGCGAACGCCGACATCGCCGCGTCCACGAACATTCGCCTCACCGGCACGTGGGTGTCCGGCAACACCGGCGTGTACCCGCCGGCCGACGTCACCGACGCCACCGGCGGATCGGGCCTGCCCGCCGGGGTGTTCGTGCCGCAGGGCGCGGCCGGTGACGGCGTGTCCGACGACACGCTCGCGTTGCAGAAGGCGCTGGACGACGCCTACACGGCGGGCGGCGGCATCGTGTGGTTCCCCGGCGGCCGCACCTACGCCGTCTCCACGTTCCTGGTGGTGCGGGCCGGCGTCACCATCTGGGCCTACGGCGCCACCATCAAGTCCATCCACGCCACGACGGGGTGTCTGCGGAACTTCTACGGCGACGACGACGTGACCGGCTACAACGGGCACTCCCACATTCGCCTGTACGGCGGCGTGTGGGACGGCAACGCCTACAACGCGGCCGACGGCACGGGCGTGGCCACCGCCACGACGAACATCGCCACGTTCATGAAGTGCACCGACATCGTCGTCCGCGACGCCACCTTCCGCGACACGTCCAGCGCGCACGCCCTGGAACTCAACGCCGTGTCCGGTGCGCTCGTCTCCGGTTGCCGCTTCGAGGGGTTCATCGACAACTCCGGCGACGGCTCCCGCGCCACCAGCGAGTTCGTCGAGATCGACCTGGCCAAGTCGGGGGACAGTGCGATCCCCGAGTACGACGGCACCGCCTGCGAGGACGTCGTTTTCGAGGGCTGCTGGTTCGGGCCGTCCGCCCGCCTGGCGTCGGCCGGCCGCGCCATCGGCTCCCACGGCATCCTCGCCGACTCCTACTACGACCGGATCACCGTGCGGGACTGCACCATCCTCGGCACCAGCGCGGACGTCGGGATCCGCGCCATGTACTGGCGCGACAGCGTCATCGCCAACAACAAGATCGCAGGGACGACGGCGGCGGGCATCCTCGCCGTCACCGACTCCACCGTCACCCAGGCCTGCAACAGCATCACCATCGAAGGCAACCTCGTCGAGGACGCCGGCAGTGACGCCGGGATCTGGGTCGACGGCGTGTCGGCGGCACAGTGGTCCGATGTGGTGGTGCGCGGCAACATCGTCCGCAACCCGAACGGGTACGGGGTGCGTGCCGACTACGCGCCCGGCATCGTCATTCAGGGCAACAAGACCGACACGACCGCGTCCGGCGGCATCCTCGCGCAGGAGTCGCCGCGGGCGGGCATCACCGGGAACTCGGTGACGGCGGCGAGTTCCAACGGCATCAACGCCGCCGGGTCGGCGGGGGCCACGATTGTCGGCAACACCGTCGACGGCACGACCGCCAACCACGGCATCACGGTCGGCGCGTCCACGTCTACGGGCGGCCTGGCCACGGTCAGCGGCAACACGATCCGCGCCGCGGCGTCGGCGGGTATCCGGCTGACAGCACCGGGCACGACCGCCGTCGGCAACAAGGTGTACAAGGACAGCGGCACCACCAGCAATGGGATCTCCCTGTCGTCGGGCGCGACCGGGTGTGTGCTGCTGAACAACGACCTGTCCGGGAACGGCTGGACGACCGCGGCGGCGATCGTCACCGGCGGCGCGGCACCGGTCACTGATCCGCGCGGCGGCGGCACCCTGCCCGGCGCCAACCTCGTCAACGCGCTCGCCCCGGCGACCGCCACCGCGGCGAACACGACGGCGGCGACGGCGATCGCGTCGTTGGCGATCCCCGCGAACGACGCCGTCGCCGGGTCGGTGTACCGGCTGACCGTGCGCGGCACCGCGTCCACCACCGGCACGCCCACGCTCGCCCTGGACGTGCAGCTCGGCGGCACCAGCCTGTTCGCCACCGCGCTGCGCGCCGCAACAGCCACCGCGTCCGGCCTGGCGTCCAGCACGTTCGAGGTGGAGATCCTGCTGGGCTGCAACGCCACCGGCTCTGCCGGCACCTGGTGGGCCAAGGCCACGCTCCTCGACCGGCTGAGTGCGGGCGGCTCCGGAACCCCGGCCAGCACCACCGGCATGACCGCCGGGACCGGCACCACCAAGGACACCACCGCAGCCCAAACCCTCGCCCTCGTCGCCACGTGGGGAACCGCGTCCGCGTCCAACACGATCACCGCCACCTCGGCGACCGTCGAGCGCATCGCCTGACAGGAAGGAGTGAACACTATGGTCTCCAGCCGCGGCGGCAAGTGGGGCTACGTCGCAAAAACCCGCCAGGACGTGTACAAGGCGCTGCGCCGCAAGGGCTCCTCGAAGTCCAAGGCGGCCCGCATCTCCAACGCCGGGATCACGCACGAGCAGCGGTCCCGCATGGCGAAGAAGGCTGCCCGCACCCGGAAACGCCGGGGCGGCCACTAGACCGCCGGCCCGGGCGTGTCTCGTGGGTGGCCGCCCGGGCCGGCACCCCTACCCTCACCCGCACCACCCGATCAAGGAGCACCATGCCGAAGTTCCGCCGTTTCACCGAGAGCCCCGACGCGCCGTACCGGCTCGGCCGGCACCAGGTCCATGACGCGCTGCTGCCGGAGCTGGCCGCGGTCGTCGACGAGACCGCCCCGATCGTGACCGTGGAGCACGAGGAGTTCCTGCCGGTGTTCGACCAGGGCCAGTTGGGGTCGTGCACTGCGAACGCCGCGCTGGGCTGCCTCGTGACGGCCCCGTTCGGGCACGCCGGCGTCGCCTACGACGAGGACGACGCGCTCGCCCTGTACGAGCTGGAGACGAAGCTGGACGACTCGCAGATCCCGGGCGAGTACCCGCCGGACGACACCGGATCCTCGGGCCCGTGGTCGATGCAGGCGCTGGAGAAGAAGGGCCTCATCCACTCGTTCCGGCACACCACGGCGCTGGCGACCGCGCTGCGCATGCTCAACGACGGGCCGATCAGCATCGGGGTGCCCTGGTACAACTCGATGTTCACCCCGGATGACACCGCCACCATCCACGTCGACGAGGACTCCGGCCTGGCCGGTGGTCACCAGGTGTGCGTCGTCGCCAACGACGTGAAGAAGAAGCGAGTGAGGATCCGCAACTCGTGGGGCCTGTCCTTCGGCGACGAGGGCCACTGCTGGCTGTCCTGGGCCGACTTCGACAAGCTCCTCAAGCAGGGCGGCGACGTCGTGCAGCCGGTGATGG